TCGTGATTGTAAGGATCGTAAACAGTACCATTTGTCCAATCCCTTCTAGGTACAACAAAGGAAACATCACTAGAAGTTACCTTCTTGGCACCAATCATATCCCTAAAATATCTATACTCATCACCAACTGTATCAGCTGGTGTGGGTGGTGCTGAGTCTGTTCCTCCGCCTGTCGCAGTCGAAAAGGCTTGAGGCCTCCCGATCCATAGATAATAAGTCGTAGCGACTGCCTCACTAAACGACTCATGGAATTGCTCTGCGTTATGCAATCTAAATTTATTTGTAATAATTGCTGCCATAGCTATTAGCTCTCTTTAAAGTTTGTATGATTATTTATAATCATTCTATTATTTATCTATTTATATTTATAATCTTATGCGGTTAGTTCTATAGAAATTTCTGACGGTGCAGATACATTCCCTAGGGAATCCCAGTACCACCCCCGCCGCCGCCGCCACCGCCGCCACCTACGACCAGTTCTATAGAAATTTCTGACGGTGCAGTTACATTCCCTCTAGATTCAGGTTTGTTAATAACTTGATCTAAAGTTACCGAACCCCAATCCTGTATTCTATAACCACTTGCATTATGAACACTCTGTATGAATCTATACAAGTATACATTCTTACCATCGGCATGGGTTGTTGCCGTAGTGCCCTCTACCCCTCGTACACAACCGACCAAATCATTCCCTACTTTGGCCGCATACGTTATTTTTTCATTCCCTATCTTGATTGTACCTGTAAACGCAAACGTACTCGCATCGCTGAGTGTAATTCTGTCATCGGTCGCCGACATAGTACTCCCCTCGTTCAACGTAGTAAGTTCTCTCGTTTCTGTATAACCAATATGTCCTCTAAATGCCTCAAGTGCATCTGCACGAATATTTCCATTCCCCGTTGCCAATTCATTTTGAATAGAGCCCGGGTAACCGGGTGTATCATTTTCTAATGTGATCATACCAGGTGCACCTCGGCGTATCACATCTTTATATAATACCAAATTCTCTATCATCGTGCCGTGACCAGCATATGAATCTAAGAAATCCTTTCTTGTTTCTTTAAAAGTTCTAAAGAGTAGTTTGATTAAAACATCTCTAACTCCACCAGGTGCAACATTAAGATTAGTAGCCACATTAGGTGTTGTATTGGCAGTGTCATCTATTGTACCTATTCTTCGAGCAATTCTCTTACCAAATGATATAGTTCTAAACGGCGTAATTGTAATCTCTGAATTCAGATGAGGCACGATTACAAATCCATACACTGGCGCAGCAATTGAAATTATTGCAGGCGCTGATGTAGCTATCACGTGGGAGAGACCCAAATCTAACTCATACATTGAATGTAGAGTCGCTGGATAATCTATACGAATAGTACCAAACTTTATAGTCTTTTCACTACCAAGCGGCACAGGTATTTTAATCTCTGCATTAGCTAACAACAACGGTATCACCTGGAACCAAGATGTAACTTCACTAACCTCTATAGCCCCTTTATATGTAGGTAGTACCAACTCCATATGATTTCGACCAAGATGGAAAGTTACATCACGATCACCATTGAATGTTTCATCGCCAAATATAACTCCGGTAGGATTAGTATTAAGAGTACCTTGTGTTGATGTTCCCAAACGTCTACCAATCTTATAAGTAAACACGATCTCAAGTACGGAGAGTAGATCAGGTGTAAACGTATCTCGCAACGGTATAACACTCGGATGTGTACTGATTGTTTTGATTCTAGCATTCAACAATGTGCTACGAGAAATTTCTCCAAACATAGCAAACCCAGCGGGATGCACAGCATTCAAAACATTCTCACGCCATTCTACAATTGATGATGCTGTTCTAATGACATAAGAATAATCTTGGTAATAATAGCTATCTTGAATTTTCATTCCAGAATCAGAAATAAATCCATCCTGGTTTACATACTTACCAAATGTTGTTACAGCTGAACCTAAACCAAGTCGTTCACCAGCACTACTTGCTGATGCACCAGTACGACCTTTGATTGATGTTAAACCATAAGATTCAATTGTGGCTGTAGCCCCTGATGTAGTACCTGTTATAGTTTCATCTACTGCAAAAGTTCCTATTACAGTCTTAACTTTTTCTATATTGGTTCCGGCCTGAGTTTCTGCATGAATAGCAGTAGCTCCAGAAGTGGCGCCCGTTATAGTTTCATCTATAATGAAAGCTCCAACAACATTTGTGCAAAGTAAATTTGTTAATGGTGAAAACGTGGCGTCAACAAATCCAGTTAAAGTATCTTTATGATAATGAACACCAGCATTCAACATTTCTAATTGACTTATCTTTCCAACATTATCACCTTTGGCTAGTAGATTAGCATTTACTCCCAATGTTGGATATAATAAAACTGCCTTATCAACCTGATGATCTGCAGCAACAGTGGCACTATATCCTCTAGTACATCCTGTTAATGTTTTAACATCTATACCCGTGTAGAAAATAATCTCATCATCTATTTTAATCATGCCTGTTGTTTTTCTATTTGGATGAAAGGTATCTATAGAATCTAATACTATCGTGGTATCAGATGCCAATACAGCTATAGCTAAATTAGTTACCGGTGTTGGATCAAAAGATAATATTGGCAATTTATGATAACCCAACCCAGCATCAATTAACTGAACGTCTGTAATATCTCCAACACCAGATTCTTGTAAAATCTTATTGCCCGCATAGGTATCTGCATATGTGGTCCAATTTTCATATACGATATGATCATCAGCCAAACATTCATAATCTTCTTCTAGGTTAATTTCTATAGAGGTATCATCTTCCATTATGGCATTACCACTATCGTCCTCTAATGTTAAATGCCAACCCTTCAATGAACCTACTTCAACTTGAACACCTCCATCTACAGCTGCAACTCTCGCAGATAGTCCAACCCCACCAGCATTAGCATTATTTACTCCAACAATATCTCCTACTTGATATCCTGTTCCACCAGCATCTACCAAAACTTCAGCTACCTTACCTGATGTTAGAGATTCTATTTTTGCAGCAGCATTCGTTCCATTATTTGATGTCACCAATATAGGATCATCTAACTCAAAGTATTGTCCTGAAGTTTCAATATCTGTTCCTGTCAAAACTGATATAACTTTAAAGGACAATGTTTTATCTGGATTTGTATTATCTATGCAAGTGACCTGTTGGCCTGCAACAAATTGTCCTTTAATGGTATCTTTATTTAAAACTAACTCTGTTATAAGTTCTCCAGATATAGTGAATTTGGTTATCGTTTCTACAACCGCAGAAGCTTCATCAATATCTAAATATCCTTTCTTAAAATATGCACCACCTTCGAGGATTGTTGGATCAAAAATAGCACCCTGTGTTATGGTTTGTCCCACCATGTTAGAACTATCATCAAGTGATGATATGGAATTCTCTACCATTACTTCTGAACCATCTTCATTCAATATAAAGATGGCGGTATCAGAATTTGATTCCATTAAAACAGAATCGTTACCTTGTGATACTCGTAGAATTGTATCATATGACCATTTCCCGTCAGAAGCTTTCCAAATATTTTCTGTAGGATAAAATAGTTGCACATCTTCATTCAACAACACCTTAAAGAACAATTCATGTCCTTTTCGTGTTCCCTTGGCTCGATATAGATCAGTAACATTCTTTAAAAGATTTCTTTTATTAACCTCACCAGTTAAGAGATTAGGAATCGTTCTCATAAAAGATGTTTTAAACTGATCAAAGAATGAATCAATCGTTTCATCTACGTCAGCATAATCCATCAGCTGCGTAATATTTTCTACCGGGTTTGCACGATATGATCTTATAATGCCATGTGCCAGAGAAGTTTGTCCTTCAACCTCTTCCCCTATGAGAAATTTATTTTGGGTTGATATAAACAAACGGGAATTATTGTTTATATCCTCAGCTCTAATTTTGGCTGTGGCTCCAGAAGTCCTACCTAAAATCGTTTCGTTATTTTGGAAAGCTCCAAGACCTGAAGTTTCATAAATGATACGATCATTAGACCTTCCAGGCACCGTTCTAATAGATTCATTCTGCGTTAAAACAAAGTTGTTATCACCTTCTTCTAATAGTATCTTATCAACTAAACCTATATCACCTAAAACAAGTTCAGCACTCTCCATAAATTCATAATACTTTTCAAGGAAGTCTATAACACCAGCATCATCTCCTCGAATGAATCCAGGAAATAATTCTTCTACTTTTAATGAAAATTTATCTTTTATGGCCGACATGATTATTAACTATAGGATGTGGTCGTAACATAACCCGCACCGGCATTAGATGATCCTGATGCAATTGTATCTTCAGCTCCAACAACAACCATATTAGAACTGTCGATTTCTAAAATCTGATTTCTAACAGGTACTAGGTCGTTTGAACTTGGGATAATAGTAAAGGTAATTGTGTCGTCTGAATTAACTACCGAATTTATTGTTAAAGCCGTTATTGCAATCGCACCCGTTGTATAATCTACAGTTCCTGCTGTATCGCTTACATACGTTTTAAGTGTTCCCGTCAAATAATATGTTCTTAAATTTCCAGAACCGTCATCATCAAAATATAATGTGTTGGTATTACCATTCATTACAAATCCAGTTGACACTACTACTGGAACAACGTGTGCAGGTCCTGGATTATAAAGGGCATTTTGAAATTTAATATCATACTTAACCGACGATCCTAAAGTCGGTGTTAGGCCTCTACTCATCTTAATCGTTGAGATATTTGACATAATAGATTTATCTGTTTCATCAACAACCGCTGAGAATTTTGAAAATCTAAAGATCCCTTCAAATTTGGTCAATTGTGTTGAACTATACTTGACAATAGATGCTCGCACAAGAGTTTCTAAATTGCCTTGTGTTTTTGTTGTGATATTCGTATCGTATTTGAAATTAACAGTGGGAATTATTTTAATAATTTCAGGATTAATAATTTCAGGAGTAACACTGGCCACAGTATAGTCTTTTAATTTTTTCTTAATATCTGCTTTAGATGTATTTGTTAGGAAAGCTCCTCCTTTAGGACGAATACTAATGTACACCTTACCATACACCGGAGGATCATTATACTCTCCTCCCCACACAGCTATAGAGTCTACATTAGCATATATTTGTGGTATGAGTGTTTTATAATCATTAGAAGTTACTGCTCTATTTTGTGCAGTATAATTAAACGGTGCATTATGTTTTATCGTATCTAACCCTTCAGGAGCAGCGCCTCCAGAAGCAGCAGACTTTGTAGTGACTGTGATATCTACAAACCCACCTATAGCCGATGTTGATGTAAACTTAGTTGCGCCGTTTGCTACAGCTTCATTAGTTACTATATAACCAACCTTAACAATATTACCATCTATCAGTTTCTTTCCAACAACCCCATCACCAAAATAAATTTCCCATTCGGCCTGAGTTGTTTCTTGAACAAAGAAAGCAGTTGTATCACTCTTAACTTCTACTAAATTATTAGCCTTAATGAAAGTTGTAGTAACTGTATCTGTAGAACTGTTCTGTACCTTAACACTTAGCGTAGAGATATCTATACGATCATTATTCAATATAAATTTCTGATCGGCATTTGAAATATTAACAGTATAATCAGTTTCAATCCAAGTTCCTTCGTATACTGGTATATCCGAAAACATATAAAGTCCATTTGACGGAATTATAGTCACATCAGATGTGTTCACAAACTGATAGGATGTTCCATTAGATTTGGCCTTAAATGTATGGCCCGACAGTAATGTTAAAGAAGGACCATTAGCATCATGTACAGAAACATCTATAATACTACTCGCAGCTTTGGATCCTACAGGTGTATATCCTAAAGATTTGGCTAACGATATTACGGAGCTTCTTTTAACTGCCGTATCTAGGAACATTTCATTAGCAACCATGTTAGCCATAAAGGCATTATAATGTGTGTTGTATGCCAAGACATCTAATAGAACAGAGAGTCCAGAACCTTCAAAATCATAATCTGTAAATTCAGATTGCCCTTTTAAATACGTTTTAAGATTTCCTTTGATAGTATCAAAGTCTAAATCTGTAATCTCTAATTTGCCTCTTGTGTTGACTGCCATTATCGTATCCTGTCCATGACTATTTCTAGTTCTTCTATTTCGTTTGGTACATTTTGTATACTAAATTTAATTATAATTCTTAATCTATTCTGATCTAAATCTTGACTTGTGGCACTATTAACTATAACTTCATGTAAAACAACTCTAGGTTCATATAGTCTAATAACATCACTAATAGCAAGTCTTAATTCTTCTTGCATAATTGGAGTATATAATTCAAATAGAGAACTATTAATGTTACTACCAATCTCAGGATGAAATAATCTCTCTCCTTTATTAGTAAGAATTAGTGTGCGAACACTTCTCTTTATGGCCTGTATGTCCGTCAATTTACTAACATCATCTGTTACCGGATGCTTTGTAAAAAAGAGATTCAAGTCCTTATATATGAATGTGCTTCTAGAACTCTCGTTGTTTGCTTGGGCATCATCATACCCTTTATTGACTTCAGTTGCCATTTATAATATTTATAAGACTTTTACTCATTAATCTTGTCGGACCTCTCCATTTATATTTGTAATTGTTCCTGTACCACCAGCACCAGCAACAACCAAAGTTGCAGTACCATACCCGGCACCCGGTTTAGATAAACGATATGTTCCTCTACTACCGTTAGTAAATCCTACAAAGGTAGCGGTCTCACCATTTACTGTAACAGTTGCTTGAGCATTGCCTGATGGTAATAATATTACAAGCTTACCATCATTGTGAGAAATTGGTTTCCAAATTGTGCCAGCTCCAAAAGCCGTAACATTACCAGTAGTATTACTAGCCCCACTAAAATCAGTATTGGACCCAGCAGATCCAGTTGATGGACTAGACATATGAAAATTACTATCCGACCCTGCGGAACCAGCACCAGCCTCATCTCCTACAAATACATTCTCAGAACCTTCTGCTGTAGATGGTGCACAATGTGGTGGGAGAGGACAGAGTCCATCAGCGTTAGCTTCATCTGGACTATTGTTGATAACCTTTTTATCATTGATGAATACTGCTAGAGTTCCTGAAATTAGTCCACCAGCACCATGGGAGTTGGGATCTTCTTCTACAGCCCATAGTTCATCATTGACCCATACATTTTCTTGTCCCTCTACAACAGTAGTAGCTCCACAAACTCTCGCCTGTCCATTAACGTGTGCGCCTGGCATTAATCTTTCCTCAACTTTCTGATATTATCTCCAGTCTTTTCATCTATACCTAGTCCAGCTCCCTGACCTGTTGTATAAGTTAATACATCTGGTATATATGCAATATGTCGTTTACCTTTCTCACCTTCTTCTCCATATCCTTGTCCTATACCGATAACATCACTTTGACCGCCGGCTTCTTTTCCAACTGCTAAGAAACCATCCTCCGGAAGATGTTCGTTCGCAGATTCAGAATTAAAATGTATTCCTAAGTCTGGGGCCGAATCAATAATAGCACTCTCACCTGCGGCTTGTCTAGTAATAAAGCCGTCGTGAACTTTCATAGAAATCCTATGATGAGCATTAAAATCTATTCTACCACGACTACTGTTAGCTAATTCATCTACTTCTGGTGATGGTACAAAAAATTCCATTGTCCCAGCTGTCATACTAATTCTTGATGGATTTTCTGCATCTCGTGAACCTGCACCGTATTTCCAAGAGTTATCAGATTCTTTAGTACATTCTCCTTCGATGTTAATATGACCACCAGCTACCATATTAATATCTCCATCAGCTCTAAAATTTAAATTGCGTTTAGAATAAACTTCTATATCTCCACCAGAGGCAACCTTCATTCTCCACTTGGACGTCAAACTCATTTTTTCATTAGCAGCAATTAAAACATCATTATCTCCTGTCCATATAACATGACCCTTCACATATAGATAATCATCATGTACACTTATGTTATAGCGGTCGCCCTTTACATAATCTACTTTAGTTCCTTCTTGATCTACTTCATAGTAAGTCCCTGCTCTGTGATATTCATGGATACGTTCTGCACCAGGCGTGTCGTCAAATTCCTTTACATGGCCTGACTCAGATTCGTAAACGTGATTGTATGGATACTCTGCAGCATATCTGCTCGATGGTTGATTCCAATATCCTGGATACTCACCATCCTTCTTATAGTTCTTCCTACTATTTAAATCTTCACCGCCAATATTGATCTGTCGTTCTCTAATGTCAGCCTTATTTCGCAATATTGGATGAGGATCTAGCAAAACTACACCACCACGAACATACGTTCCTTTTTCAGTGGTGGGCATTGTGAACATCAAAGAATTTGTGATTGGGATAAGCTTGCCCGTTATCAGGTTTTTGGCGTCATTCGTCAAAGTAAAAATTTGTCCGTTTAGAGTTTCCATTCCTACCACACCAGCAACCTGCACTTTATCACCCTTCGATAACCCATGGTAAACCTTATAAGATTTAAGAGTTATAACTCCACCGGCAGATATGTTACTAATAGCATACCCACCTTGAGCCAAGCGGTTTGTATCTGCTCTAGGTAAAACAACTTCATCAAGCCAGGCGACTTGTGTTGTAGTTTTACTTGGTCCATAAACCCCATCATCAAATAAAGATTGAATCTCTTCCGTTTGTCTGGTCGTTAATGTAGAAACTGCAACCTTTTCTAAACGAGGATATGGCACACGGGTTTCAGCGTCCTTTGTTTCAGGCCACCATGGACCGTAAGTCGCATCCCGTGTATCTCCATCTTCTAGATATCCTGTACTAATAATCTTACCAGGCTTATCCTCGGCGACTGTTGCGCCGCCATGGCCAGAATCCTGCTTGTGATGCCATTTCCATTCTGTTGTTCTTGAACCTTCACCATAATTCTCACCAGAATCTCTTTGTCTAGGTATAGTTAATCGTCTAGTAGTTCCAAATGTATCATACAATCCTTGTGAATGGGAACTAATTGTTGCAGTCTGTGTTTTTAGGTCGGTTGAAGGCCACATCATTTCTCTGTAACTTAATATTTTTAAATCTTCTTCTGAAGGTTTGGTTGTTTTGATCCCAGCAGATACTGTTCCTCCGATGACCTCACCCCATGGATCCACGCACTGCGTTGTGGATATATCTGGTTCAAAAGGAACGTCAGATAGAGATTCGGTAGGATCGTAAAATCCATATATGTTTTCTGTTCCTCTATGCACTCCCATTCTATCTAAGGGCTCAGCGGGACGAGTATTCTTACCTGGAAGAGTTCCCATAATAATAGGTTCTTGCAGATGTTCAGGATCTCTGAAAAATCCTACGACCCAAGAACCTTCTACTATTCCAATAGGGGAGTCACCTATACCCCCAATGGCATTTGCACCAACGGGTTGCATAACTTCAGCCCATGGCAAATCTGCTGTGGCTATTTCTTCTTTATCGTGAGTATGATATCCCAAACAACGTACTCGTACACGTCCCAGCTTGTTGGGATCATGTCGATCCTCAACTACGCCTACAAACCAAATAAAACCATCCCTACCTAAAAAACCTGTATTCATACGAATATTTATATCAAAAAGAAAAGATCCTCGCACAAAAAACCCCGCCGGAGCGGGGTCTTTCGACTAACGGGAGGATCAGAGGATATCGGGTGCAAGCAGAGCCTTGTTCATGTTCCTATAATTGTTAGATTTTCTATATACTCTTGTATGCCTGCTATGCATCGCAGGTCTTTATCTCCAATTATTATACAACCCTAATTTAATATTGTTCTCGTTTCATAATGAACTCCTTTTTAAAATGCTGGTATTAACTGCCATAATTTATCTTTGTTGTACCAATAAATTTCCTCATCGCTACTGGCACCTTCTGAAAAATATTTTGCGATATTTGTACCAGGACACCAACGACACTGATGATGTAATACTGTACCTGTATCTGTTTCTTTTATCATAACAGTAGAACCTGGATTCATTCCTGTAAGAAAATCATCCATTTGTTCTTCTGTTCCAAAAACAGCTGTACCTGTCTTAGGTATACTCATCTACTCATTCTCCAATGTCCATGATAATCTCTACAAGCCTCACCCCATGCTAATTCAATACGACCACCTATGTTTACTTCCATCTGAAACTCTCTACAATATTCTCCATGATAATTGTGAAACTCATGGACAACATTGTAACGACGACCGTTATGATAATGCCAACCATATCTACCATCATAATAATGATAATGATCTAGATGCCAATGTCCGTTATGATAGGTGTGGGTTCTAGGACCTGTACCTATAGACCCACCATGATAGTGATCGTTATGGCCGTGACCACATCCCGGATAGTGTCTATGCTGTTGAGCTGGAAACTGCAACTGAATACTCCAATGCACATCGCCAGCGTTCGCATGATTCCAGTAACCTAAGATAACAACAGCCATAAAAATATAACACGATATCTCTATCAACTTGTATCGTAGTCTCCAGTTACCTTCTTTTCTTTTTAGAACTTTCATCATCTCCCTTCGTCTTTTGCGGTTTTAATTTCATCAAACCCAAACCTATTCCACATTCTGCTAAGGTCTGAGCATTGTTTAACTTAACTCGTTTCTCCAAATAAAGAACTCTAGCCAATCCCTTTAACTTTTTCTTCTCAACATTTGCTATACGATCTCGCTCAGATCGAAAAAGAGATTTCAACTGTTGTCGCTGTTGAATGTTAATTTCCATTATATTTGTCAACTTGCAAATAACCGTTAAGGTGTTTCTCGGCTATGTTCAAATTAAAGATAGCTTCTTGAATACAAAATCGCTCTACTTCTTTTACAAAACGACCTTTGTCTAAAACAACCTTTAATTCCTTTTGCAAGGTGCGAACACGATCCACATACTGTTGTCGTTCACTCATTCTTTGTCCTCAATTAAAAGTTCTTTCGTTTCGGGTTCTTCAGCTATCCCTTCGTGGTCTATAAGGTCTCCTACCGTAACATCTGACATAGGAATCCAATTTTCTAAATGTCGTTGATCTGCATCCATTATCAAATACATTTGATGTTGATCGTTCTTCGCCTTAACAATTCCAGGTCGTGACGTTACACGATGTTCAACTATTGGTAAGTCTACCAAAGAATACAAACCTCCAAGTCTACCATACTCATCTAATGGCCATTCCCTGTTGTAGTAACATCTATAGTTTGCAGTCATTTCAAATCTCCCTCCTGAACCAAATATTCACTTCCTTTAAGGTTCATCATTTTGTATAATTGATTTATTCGTTTCTGATACGTCTTATACTTTGATCGTTTCTTAGGCGTATCTTTTATTAAAGCCTTATTCATTTTCTTGATGTTTTCCAACAATGACTGGCGTACAGTCTTATTCATAATACCACTCCTTAAACATTTCGTAAAGTTCTCCTTCTAACCGATAAGCCTCTTTCTCCCATGGCTGATCTTTATATCGTGCTCGTGCATAAGTTCTAGACTTCCACTGTACACTCCCGCTTGCATAGTCGAAAAGTTCTCCTCGTACAAACTGTTTAAGATGTACCATTTCATGGGCTAACCAAATTAGAACCTGATCGAAAGAATATTTCATAGAAGTATCCAATTCGATCTCAAATTCTCTTGGTCTATTTAGGTTGTCATCCGTTATGTGACAATATCCATAGACATGTTCTTTTTTGTTGAGTTCTCTGGTTAACTTGATCTCAACCAAAATATTTTTCGCCATTCTCTTACCAAGTAACTTGTCAGCATAAAACTCTGTTGCACATCCTAACAAGCAAAACAGTTTTTTATTATGGCGTCTATAGCCTTCAACTGTTATCAACATCTTCAGGCAGCTCCTTGAACTTATACTGCAATACATATTCGGTGCCCACGATGAACTTACGAGCGTCCTCTAGATTGTCAAAAGATTTAACCAGTGCAAACTTTCGATTTGCTAAAGATTCATTTATTGATTCCTTTGACATGATCGAAAAACTAGCACCATGAAGTTTCGGTGTATAATCGAACACCTCATAACTTTCGATGGTTGGCATAATTACTGTCATAAAAAACTCCTTATCATATTTATGGTAACACAATTGTTACCGTTTGTCAATGAACTCTCAAGCATATTTACCTTTCCATCTTTTCTGTATGATCCGATTAGTAGTATCTTTACCAGAAAGCCTAAGCATATATTTCAATATCTTCCAAACTGTGTCATCACGTTTATTATTAAAATCATGTAATTTTCTTATCAAGTTAGTTTTATATACATGACAATTGAAACAAAGAGTCTGGTGATTTCGGGGATCATTATTTTTATGGTTCTCATCAATATGATCCACTGATAACTGACCATCCCATACAATGCTAGATGTACATTTATATTTCAATCTACCATCTACATTCTCACAATAATCTTTTCTGTATTTAAGATAGGGATGCCTAACATTTTTATAAGCAGTAACACTTTCAAACCCAGCGTTTTTGGCTACAACATGGGAAATATTTCTTACACCATGTTTCTTTGCAATCCTTTTGCCATGACAACTGGAACAAATATAATTCCCTTGAGATTTTCGCCAGTAAATAGAACCATCGGCTTTACGATTGCCGGTGTTTTGAGCATCTCCTTTACATCCTACAACTTGACATTTCGGTCGTTTCATATTTTGTAACCTCAGTTTGAATTAAAAAAAATAAGGGGTCGGATAGATGTGTTCTCTTGGCGACAGATGCTCTTCTACTACCAGCATGACGGGCACAATCTTGAACAGAGCCTTTCGCAGGAGCCTCTCCAAGCATCAGGTTGAGGCTCCCAGTTACCCAAGAGCCGCACCCCCTATACTTCCAATAATTAGAAGTCAATCTCCTCCTCATCATCTTCTTCGGTTTCAGTTGATTCGGACATGATATCATCAACAGATACCCCGGCATCAACCTTCGTGTACAGATCAAGGAACGAGTCCTTGGTTTCTGAATCAAAACGTGCCACACACATTTCGATAGCCTTCATCTTGTTATCAAAGATACTATAGGCACCAATGATGTGAACAAGTCGCCGTGTGGAGATGATCTCATCAACCCCACCGTCAGCGAACGTCTTACGAATAACGTCAGCCCACTTGATCAAGTTACCAACAAACTCTCCATCAACCTTATCGTTTTTAGCCAACTCGTTTACGAGAATTTTCTCCTCGATCTTGTTGGTCGGATAAGTCTGTTCGATGGTAACTGGGAACCGTTCGAGGAACGATTCGTTCATCACGTTGGTTCCAATAAAGCGACCATCGTCTGATCCCTGACCCTTGGTGTTCGCAGTAGCGATCACGTTAAAGCCAGGTGTCGGGTGTACCCACTTACCAATCTTCTTAACGTAGATACTTGAGCCTTCAAGAATGGGCTGTAAGCACATAATCTTGTTAGACGCAAGGTCGATCTCATCAAGGAGAAGGATTGCACCACGTTTCATCGCCATGAGTACCGGCCCATCATGCCAAACTGTTTCGCCGTTGATCAAACGAAAGCCGCCGATCAAATCATCCTCATCAGTTTCGATGGTAATGTTTGCACGGACAAACTCACGTTTGGTTCGTGCGGCAACTTCTTTGACCATCAAGGTCTTACCGTTACCAGACATCCCAGTAATGAAGATCGGGTAAAAGATACCAGACTTCACAACATCACGAACAACATTGTAATTGCCCCAAGTTACATATCCCACAAACTTCTCAGGGACATACGATTCTTGCTCTTCAAGCACTTCGATGGCCTTGGGCGCCATTGCAACAGAGGTAGCAGCAACTTCATAAACTTTTGCTGAATCTGCAGCACTCAAGGTGTTACTGACCTCAGGATCAATCAAATCAAATCGACCGTTCTCCAAAGGCAGGTGATACATCCCACGGGTCTCGGTACGAAACTGCTGACCGACGACCCACTGGGGAAACGTCATGCCTTCATTTTCTTCGAGCACGGCCTGTATCTCAGGTCGAGTAATCGAATCTTTTGATTCCCCAAACAACATCCGAGCCGCATTTACAAAAGCGATTCGTTTGGCATTCATTTTTACTACTTTCATTTTCTCTCCTATATTAGAGAATGTTGATATAGCGATCATTCACTATACATACTATGGTACCACATCCAGGCTTAAACTGCAAGCGATTTAGCGACACCATCTGTTCTATCTGCGACATTTCAGGCAATTAGGTCCATAATGCGATTTGCGAGTATCCGATTGCCGAATTTTCGCTTCTGATTCTTGGAAAATATGGATTTCAACTTACCCTTAGTCATATCAAAGGCTTCACCATCTTCTAACGGAAGGCTGGTGTCGTCCACGATCTCTTGGCTGCCCATCGGGACCATGTAATACTCATCATACCCTGCCGTCTGAATGGTTGCGAAACCTTCCTTGCGACATTGCAATCTGGCTTTCTTATGATCTTCCTTATTGTAAGAGTACCATCCCAGATACTTCTCAAGAGCGTTACGGGACAGACCTCGATTACCTGAATCAAGAAAGATTCCGATCGTGTTGATACCATACCGATGTTTCAATAGGCGAACTAACCAACGATACTCTTCCTCACCATTGTACTGTCTCCAGCTAGCATTCTTGTGAACATTCCACTGACGGCGAGTCTGCGGATCATCAAAGATCCAATCTGATTTGGTACTTGCGGTAGTCCAACAACGAGTGTCATCAAGGTCTTCCTTGAATTCATTATAGAAAGCATTGATTGAGCTGTTCGGATCACCGTCGGTCAAGCAAATGAAATTCACTTTATCCAATTTGTAATGATCACGAAAATTCGGTACGATGTGCTGCATGGCAACCATCGCTTCAACCAGAGGTGTACTAGACAAGCTGTACTTACCCCACTCGATTGCATGGTGACCAAAGTGGCGATGCACACTCCCGTATGTGTAGAGGTTAAACAATTGAGCGTTTAACTCTGCCACGGACGCCCGTGATGATACGATGTTAAGTAACTGAAAGTTACTGCTTTCAAAATATGCATCACCCTCCTTGTACTTCCACTTAGGTAAAATATACTGAGCACAGCGTTTCTTGTACTCATCTTCATCAATCAGCTTATCAGTAAACAATTTATATGAATCATCTGACCATGCTGAGGTGAAGGCATACACTTCAAACGGTATGTTTACTTTGTTACAGAACCACACCAGCGATAACAACTGCTTGATCGTGTTCTCCATGTGGTATGACATTGAAGCAGACCAATCAAGTAACATCACCAATCCGTGATTCTTACCATCATGCACAATCGCACGTTTAAGAAACAGGTCGTCCTCATATTGGTAAGAGTGCAAGGCATTGACATTCAGCACACCAGTCTTGGAGACGGATATACGTTTGTACTCATCAGCTGCCTTCTTACGTTCAAATTCCTTGACCATATAGTTGATAATCTTACCAGATGATATACGAAACTTATTGTACTCACCCTGGAAGTAAGCCTTGTTGGGTAACGCCTGACCACGGCGACCGTAATAAATGCTGTAATGAACTGGATCAGCTGATTTCTCATCCTTGTCAATCGCTTCAAATCCCTTATCAAGGATCATACCGAGTTCCTTACGAACCCTCTTATGATCTATGACCAAATTCTTAACGATAGGTTTCGGTAGACCAAAATAGAACCGATCACGAGCATCATTCTTATTGAGCTCCATTTTACGATTCTCAAAGTTCTCTTGGGTGCTGACCTCGCCATCACTAACATCATGCTGATCAGCATCAAAGTCCTCAGCATCATACTTACCTTCAACTTTATCTCCGTTGCCCGTAGTGAATCCTTCATCATCATCACCTTCAGAAGGCATATCAATTTCGTTCCCATCGGATGCTTCGCCCGATCCAAACGACAACTCATCCAGATTCTGCAGGAACTCATCGGTATCAAGGTCAACATAAGCCATCTGAATGATCTTAGCTGCCTCAACGGCATCCTCAAAGGTATTAGTAGAATCAACTAAACGAACCATCCACTGCTCACTCTTATCGAAAGGCACTCCCAAACTCGGACCACCTTTAAAATGCATATTAAGCCTATCGAGGATGTTCATCTTACTGAAGTTCAAATCAGTACCAAAGAATCCACGTCCCATCAACTCACGATAGCCATCTACAAATGACTTCCGTAAACCGGGAAACCGATTCTTGATCTTCCTTTCGATCCTAGGATCTTCAACAATGTTAAGGATGTGTTTATTGACCTCATCAACTGTGATAGCCTTTTCCCATCCATCGCACGGTGTATATAATGAATGACCAACCTCATGACCAGTCAATAAATCATACAACACCTCAGACATATCCTCAAATATGGGTAGTGTCAATATGCGAAGCTTAATATCAAAAGAAGCCGTCTGGACGTTAGCCATGTGACGGATCTGTATGTTTTCTTCAGCAAGAAGTTTTGCAAGTTTAGCTTTTACTTCTCTCATTAAAATAATTCCTTAATGTGTTTACAATTGCGTCTAAAAGAGTAGCCCGGACAGGTACAAGTTCTGTTAGAATAAACAGAGTATACCGCATCCGAACTACTTGAATTAAACGTACCGAGAAGGTGTTTCACACTCACCTTGTCGCTGCGTTGGATTCGATCTCGTTCCACACACGCCTTACTGTATGCTCGAAGGCTTAATATGAAAGGAGTCTCCAGAGCAAAATTTGCTCCGGCGGATTTTTTTGATTGAATGGAAATCGGATTCATGATTTGGAATATATAAGGCACATTACGTTGAGTCCTCTAGCAGGGATGCCCTTTTAGCACTGCCCTATTTGAACATTCCTATGAGAGCGTCTACTAAGACATTCTGCGGTCCCATGTGTGAAGGCCAATTCATATCAGCCACAGCGATGACAATGCCAAACAGCACAACAGCTAGCACGTAGACCATGCGATTGGTCATAAGGTTTTCTCCTGGGTGTGTCGGTAAGTGTGACGTGGGACATCGTAGCGACCGTCCATCGTCCATGTGTCGGTGTGATTCCCAAAGGTATCAATCCGTTCGATTCGCAGAGGTGTATCAAAAGGCAAGCCTTCTGGGCTCAGCGAGGTACGCTCAAGCGCATTGAACTCGGCAACAGCATTAAGCATGGTGCGAGTCTTATGGATAGCTTGCCTGTTACCACCACAGATAGGCTCACGGTATTGAATTATAAAGCAACCCATGTCCATAGTGATAGGGGTACCAGTGTTGCCGTACGTTTTCATGCGGACTTCCTCGCAGCACGTAGGCGATTCTTACCACCTACGTTATATCTGGAGTACTTGCCACCCATGTTGTGCGACTTGGTACGAGAGGTGTGCTTGCGATACTTCTTGGTAGGCACAAGCGTGATAACACCACCATCAGCCAGATAAGCAGTAACAGCTGCATCTAGCACAGTAGTGTCTTTAGTGTTCATCCCAGACAATAGTTCCTTGCCTGAGTGTGAGAGAGGCTTCATAAGAGGTTCCTTATAGTGATTGGTGTAACTCGATTCCATACTGATATTATACCACAGCTGGAGCTAGATTGCAAGCAGGGCCGTAAGTCATTGATTTCATTACATATTTTTTTATAACAAAACTCACCATACGGACAATTCCCAATGTAATAACTCTATATAAATCAAGCACTTACAGAGGTTTGTCGAACTCGCAG